AACGTCGAACTTGAGCGAGAGCGAATCATCCTTGAGGAAACCAAGAATGGAGACCGCCGTAATGTGCCGGTGAAGGGCGAGGCTCTCGCTCTCCTGAAGGAGTACGCTAAAGTTCGACGTATTGATACTGCTTTCCTTTTTCCCGGTGAGAAGCCTTCTCCTCAGAAGGAGTGCAGAGCTATTGCCGCGAACGAGCGACACTTCGATATCACTGCAGCATGGAACGCAGCCCGTAAAGCGGCGGAGCTCGTCGATTTTCGCTTCCATGACCTGCGCCACACCGCGGCGAGTTACCTTGCGATGAACGGAGCAACTATTCCGGATATCTGCGGGGTACTCGGACACCGTGGATTTGCTACGGCCCAGAGATATGCACACCTGAGTGACAGCCACTTGGCGGATAGAGTTGAGAGTATGAATAGGAGGTTTATCAATGGAGAATAACCGGACGATGGATACGGAGGCATTTGCCCTTCAGATAGCTTGGCATATCCAGATGTTGAAGATGAGATTCGAAGACGCGACTCAGGCGTATCAGGGGAGCAAATTCCAGAAGCACGAGACGGCACATCTGCATGAGCTTCATGACCACTTTTTGACAAGCGCCGAGCTAGTCGGAGAAGTGCAAACGAAGCGCGAGTCTTATAAGCCTCACGTGGTGAGGAAGGATGAGTGCCTGCAGGAAGTCCAGTCTGTGATTGAGGCGCTTGTTGATTGGCAGCAATCGCCCGCGACACCATTTCCTTTGGACCAGATGTTGTGGGCGGAGCAGTGTCTCGCCATTTTCTATTTGGAGCGGAAAATACCGCATGATACCGCGGTTGACGCCGTTCAATATCACCCGAAAGTGGTAGAGCTCATCGAGGCGGCTTATCAAGAGAATCAGGTGGCAATCAAACGCGGGGATGACACCCCCTGGACAGATTATAAAATCCGCAAGGCAGTTGCTGAATTCATCGCTGACTGGCCAGAGGAGTTCAATTTTGAGGGGGAACTCAAGGATGCGGCCAATTCCAGTACAGTCAAGCTAGCGGTCAGGAACGCCATAAAGGACAGAGGGGCGTGCTTTCCGCGGAAACCGAGGAATAAGGGTAGAGGTTGGCACTCATAAGTGCGTAGTCAGTAGAAAATATAGGGCTAAGAAATTTAGCTCTAATGCCTTTCTCCGGGCGTTCTCACAAGATTGCGGTATCGGACAATGTTGTCCTGTAACGCTATCGCGAGGTACCGAGAATGCTTCCAAGTTCGTCTATTCCCCGATTTATCCCACTAACCAAGTGGAACCAATACTACCCAGACCCTTCCGTTAGCGGTCTCCGCTGGCTCGTATTCTCCAACCCGGAGTTCGACCGCCGATGCACGCTCCGTCGTGGTAAGCGCGTTCTGATTGACGCTGAGGCGTACCACCAATGGCTTCAGGAGCAGAATCCAGACAAAGGCCAAACCTCTGTGAGCAGCAGAGGTCGGTGTCGATAGTGCACCACTCCGAAGACGCTACACGCCCGACAAAAAAGGGGAACTCATGCCACATCGCCCATTGAAGCCGTGCACATTCCCGAGCTGCTCTCGACTGGTGGAAAAAGGCTGTTGCGACCTCCACGCTCGAAGCAAGCGGGCATTCTATAAGGCTCAAGACGAGAACCGAGGCTTTTATTCCTCCGCCAAGTGGCAGCGATTACGAGGCTGGTGCATCCGACGCAATCCGGTCTGCGTTGTCTGTCTCCACCCTGCCGAGGTTGTCGACCATGTCGTCGCCATCAAGGACGGAGGCGAAGCACTGAACGAGTCGAACCTTCAATCACTTTGCAATCGCTGTCACCAGCGTAAACGGGGCCAGGAGGCTCACCACATAAGGGTAGGGGGAGTTAAATCTCTGGGGCCTCCTGTTCCAGACCGCCACCCCAGCCTCGCGCGCACCGCCGCGAAATTTGAGGAGATTTTTTGTGGAGATACCTATGGGAAGAAAGCCAAAACCTAGCGCGTTAAAGCTCCTAAGTGGCAATCCGGGGAAGAGGCCGCTCAATCCCGCGGAGCCGACCTACCGGGTAGATGCGGAGCTGGTACCGCCAGAGCACCTCGACGCAAAGGCCCAGGAGGAATGGGTGCGGTGTGCGCCCCTCCTTCGAGATGCGGGTGTTCTTACTACTATCGACAAGACCGCCTTCGCTGCCCTCTGTATGTGTTACTCCCGGTGGATTGACGCCGAGCAGCACGTCCGACGCGAAGGGTGTGTCATCTCCGGTAGCACGGGGAGTCCCGTGATGAACCCCTACGTCAGGGTGGCTGCGCAGGCACTCGACCAGATGAGAGCCTTAATGGGGGACTTCGGAATGACGCCGTCATCACGCAGTAGGCTCAGAGCTGATGGTGCCAGTGAGGAAGAAGATGACCTGGAAAAGGAGCTCTTTGGCTAATGGCAACCAACATCGACTCACAGTTCTGGTTTGACGACCGTGCTGCCGACATCGCGTGCGCCTTCTTCGAGAAGTATCTGGTGCACGTGAAGGGGGAATGGGCTGGGCAGCCTTTCACCCTCGAACCCTGGCAGCGGGACGGCATTATTCGACCGCTCTTCGGATGGAAGCGAAGGGATGCCGACAAACCGGAAGAGTGCTCTCGCCGATATCGCACGGCCTACATCTTCGTTCCCCGAAAGTGCGGCAAGTCGACCCTTGCTGCCGGGATTGCCCTCTATCTCCTCTTCGCCGACCACGAGCATGGAGCGGAGGTATACTCCGCCGCCGCCGACCGGGAGCAGGCTGCAATCGTCTTTGAGGTAGCAAAGCAGATGGTGAGCGCGAATACCTCTCTCTCAAAGAGGTCCCAGGCCTTCAAAAGAGCCATAACCGTCCCCTCTACTGGGAGTACCTACAAAGTCCTCTCCGCTGATGCGTACACAAAGCATGGTCTCAACGCGCACGGGATAGTCTTCGATGAGTTGCACGCCCAACCATCTCGCGAGCTGTGGGATACCCTCACAACCTCAACCGGCGCACGTCGTCAGCCCCTCGTAGTCGCCATCACCACCGCCGGATACGACCGCAATTCAATCTGCTGGGAGCTGCATTCCTACGCTAAACGAGTCGCAGATGGTTCAATCGATGACCCGTCGTTCCTGCCAGTTCTCTACGGCCTTGAGGATGATGACGATTGGACGCTGCCTGAGAACTGGGCGAAGGCAAATCCGAGCCTTGGCGTCTCGCTCAAGCCCGATTACCTCCATCAGGAGTTCAAAAAGGCGAAAGAGATACCAGCCTATGCCAACACCTTTCGTCGCCTGCACCTCAACCAGTGGACCGAGCAAGAGAGTCGCTGGATTTCCTCCGAGTTGTGGGATTCGTGTGACGGAGCCGTGGACCTAAACCGCCTCGAGGGACGCACCTGCTACGCGGGCCTCGACCTCTCCTCCACAACAGACATTACAGCTTTAGTGCTCCTTTTTCCCAATCCGGATGGTAGCTACGATGTACAGCCGTACTTCTGGATTCCTTCCGAGAATATCGGAAGGCGAGAGAGCAAGGACCGAGTGCCCTATGCCGAGTGGGCACGACTGGGATACGTCTATACAACGCCCGGCAACGTCGTTGACTACGACTTCATTCGAGCAAAAATCAAAGAGTTGTCTGAGCGATTCAAAGTAGCAGAGGTCGTGATTGACCGTTGGAACGCCACGCACCTCTCCACCCAGCTTATGGGGGATGGCTTCACGGTAGTGCCATGGGGACAGGGATTTTCATCCCAATCCACCCCGACCAAGGAGCTTATGAACCTGCTTTTAGCTGGGAGGGTTAGGCATGGAGGGAATCCGGTCTTACGGTGGATGGCTTCGAATGTGGCGGTCGAGGAGGATGCGGCGGGGAACCTGAAGCCTTCACGGCGGAAGAGCAACGAGCGGATTGATGGGGTGGTTGCTCTGATAAATGCACTCGGAAGGGCTGTCAGCCTGCCTAACTCCCAGGCCAGCGTCTACGCGACACGGGGTATCCTGGTTCTGTAGGTTGAACTGGACTGATTCAGCTGGTGATACACCCCAAAAAACAGCCTTCGTAGAGGAATTCTGACCCTGGATTACCAGGGTATTACATTGTATAAACTGCCTGAATCTTTACAGTTTAGGCCAGTCATGAACCAACAAAACCTCTCCTCCTTTATCTGGTCAGTCGCCGACCTCCTTCGTGGTGATTACAAGCAATCCGAGTACGGTAAGGTCATCCTGCCGTTCACTGTGTTGCGTCGTCTCGATTGCGTGTTGGAGAACACCAAAACGGACGTCCTTAAAGAGCTTGAGGTGCGTACTAAGGCAAAGCTCAATCCTGAGCCGTTCCTTCTCCGCAAATCAGGACAGCTCTTCTACAACTCGTCACCTTTGGACATGAAGAAGTTGATGGGAGACCAGGACCACATCAAAGAGAACCTCTACGCCTACGTCCAAGGATTCTCGAGCGCGGTTAGGGATATCTTTGAGTGCTTTGATTTTCACACCCAAGTTGACCGACTCGCTAAAGCGAACCTCCTCTATCTCATCACCGAAAAGTTCGCGAACATCGACCTCCATCCAGAGGCGGTGAGCAACGCCCAGATGGGAGTGGTGTTCGAGGAGCTTATTCGAAAGTTCGCCGAAATATCCAATGAGACCGCAGGAGAGCACTTCACCCCGCGAGAGGTTATCCGGTTGATGGTGAATCTCTTGTTCATTGAAGATGATGAGGCCCTCACTAAGCCTGGTGTCGTTCGCTCTTTGTACGACCCGACCGCAGGAACTGGAGGAATGCTCTCAGTCGCCGAGGAACACCTGAGCAGCCACAACCCAGATGCGCGCCTGGTGATGTACGGCCAAGAACTTAATGCCGAGTCCTATGCAATCTG